AGCATTGATAGGAGAAACTTGTACGGGTTGAAGAATCTTATGATCGACTAATCGTTTCCTGGCAGAGATGTCATCTGGCGCATTCCGCCTGTGTTGATGTAGCCGGCCCTGTGCCTGTTCTGTTCTGGCTCGTCATCCGACACAAGAAGTATATCATTCTCGTCGATCATTCTCACCTCTAGTTCGATACCTTTTTTCTTGACCTTGAACGCCCGGCTCCATCTGCCGTGTGCCACGAGAACCCACTGTCCGATCTGGACGTCTTCCTGTTCCTTGCCCACTGCGTAGACCTTGGCCCATCTAGGGTGTATGCCATCCGCTGATCCGTCATCGTCTATGAGAATGATACCACCTTTTGATTTTGTCTCGCCGAAGTGCATGTCTGATACCAGCACACGCTTCTTGAGTGGTGTTATATCGTAGTCAACGGTGTACTGCTTTCCGCCGTGTGATCCAAATCCCTTTGATTGTAAGTCTTCTATCTGTCCCATTGTAGGATTATTTTAACAGATTTATTTTGCTTCGTCAAGTGCCACACACTGATCTTTTGTGGCAGGTAAACCTGTCTTCTTGTCATACAGCCAAACGTACGAATAAGTGATCTTGTCATCATTTACTTCACATTTTTTTCCAAATGACAGTCTTGGATCTTTGATTGAACAGGCGGACATTAAAAATAAAATTGATAATGTTACTATAATTTTTTTCATCTATTTTATTCTAATCCGTCAAGAGCCGCGTCTATACCTTTTTTGTCGGTGCTCTCTGTCTTGGGTTTGAATGTTGAGACCGGCGTTGGTTCTGCTTCCACAACAGGCTCTGGTGCCACTACCTTCTTGGGTGTGGGTGCTACCGTCTTCTTGGCCGCTGGTTTTGGTGCCACTGGTGTGATATTCTGTACCGTCTTCACTGGTTCCACTGTGGGAGCCGGTGTTGGTTTGTTCTTGGTCGGTGTATCATCTACCATGCCTTTGGGTTGCTCGTAGTATTTCCTCATGATGGTCTCTTTGGGTGTTATAACTTGTCCACCTGCTCCCAACTGATCTCCCCTGGCGTTGACCTTCATGTTACCAACCGCTGGAATTGACTCATTGGCCGCTCTCAGTTTCTCTATGTCTATCATGCGTCCCTGCATGGTCCTGTACATTTTTTTTCTGGGTGCTCTTGCTACCATAATAATATGCTCCTATATTGATTACTTATCATCGCAGGAATTCAGTGATGTCCAAATTGTACAGCAAGGGATTGATCTTGTGTACACCTATCAGGAACAAACAGAAACTGGCTACCGAACTGCCCCTGCCCACTCCCCATACTATGTTGTTGGCCCTGAGTGTGTCTACGAAATAGATCAAGAACTGTAATACTTTAATAAATCGTTTTTTCTCGAACAGGCCATATTCTAACTGTACCCTCATTCTTTCCTCGTCATTCTGGCATCTCTCCAACAACCATTGTAACACATTGATCTGGTAATAAGATTCTGGCATGTGCCAATTGTTAATATTTTCATCATCAAACTCCTTTAACGATTTCCTAACAGGTGCTTGACTAATGATTGGTAGGTCCAGACCTAATTCCTTTAGTGAACTACTATATTTGGTGATGTCATTTAAAAATAATTTTGATATGTCAAAGTTGGGATCAGTGTATATCAGATCAATGACGTCGTCTTCCGTGAATATGACGTCACCGTGCTCATTTGTCTTTGTCTTTTCCACCATCTAGAACCTTTGGGTTGAACTCGAATATTTTAGCATGTTCCTGGTGTCTCTTGTCAATGGTAATCTCATTGTTGCTCCAACTGTAGTGTCCCGTGTATATGCCCTTGTCCAGTTCCTGATCATAAGTTGCCGTGTCCGGCCTCAACCACCACGGATCAAACTTGCTGAACTTCGCCGAGAACCAGTCAGGCCTATCTAATAGTATAAGCTCATTGCTGTCCTTGTCAACCGTGTAGGTAATACCATCTCCCTGCCATGAGCTGAGATCTATGTGGTTTATGGTTATCTTGCTATCCAGTATGCTGTTGGCCTTGCAGAAGCACACCGCGGCCATGATCTGGTCATAGGGTGGTTTTGGTAATTCAATGAACCTGTTGGTGCTGTTCTTCTTTAAAATGTTATACAGCGGTTCGTCCCGCCACGTGGTTATGGTGTTGGCGAACACCTGCTCGAACAGGTTCTTCAACCTGTCAAAGTACTCGGTCTGCTCTTTCAAACTTGGGGTGTGTGGGGTCAGTGATACGTTCAACTTGTACTCATTGGCGAACAGTTCACCGTCCACTATGATGATGCTCTTGAATCGGGTCTTCCAGGTGAATGTGTTTGACATCAGGAATATTTACTATTCCATGTTGATCAGGTCGCCTAGGTCTGGTTCGTTCCTCAGTTTCTTGTGGTTCTTGTGCCATTCCTCGATCCTTCTCTCTCGGATGGCGTTCTGGTAGGTCTGTAGGGCGCGCTGGAGGTTCATCAGCATCTCTGGATTCCTGCCACGCCTGGCTATGGCAACTTTTCGAGATAACTCCTTGATCCGCTTGGATATGTCCTCGTCACTCATGTTGCCTATCTCTTCTTGTAATGGATGGAAGTACATCAGACTCCTTTACTCGTTAGGCGTATTGTTTGCCCAGTTGGTGCATCAGCACCGTTGTGCCACCGTCCGGTGACATGAATTCATACAAAGCACGACCTAGACCTGGTGCTATGGTGTCTGACGTGCCGTCACTGCCGTAAACGTTGTCTGCCTTTATCACGGCACTTGGAAAGATCAGATTGGTCGCTCCCGATGACACAGTCACATCTAGTATGATCCTGCCCAATGCACCTGAAGGTGGAAAGTTTATAAAATCGAATGTGGTGTCCGCGGTTATGGTCAGTGTCTGGTAGTGTCCGTTCTCGTGATTGAGTGTTACCGAACCACTAGCAACTGATCCGTGTGGGTACACTGTCTCTGATGTGTCCTTGAATTTTGCCCTCGTTACTTCGTTATCGGTAAAGTTACTAGATGCATTAAGATTAGCCTTGTTTGTTTGTAAATCTTCAATCTCACTTTTTGCACTCATGAAATTACTTTTAGTCGCACTGAAGTTGTCTCTAAATCCCTGAGAGTTGTTATCTTGACCCGCTTTTGGAAAAGATGTAGTTATGTTACCTGGTACTATGTTGCTTGCCATTAGAATATTCCTTTATCTCTAAATCTTAGATATTTATCGTTAGATCTTTCTACCCTGATAATTGTGCCTGCTGAAGGCACTTCCTTAGTAAAGGTTATCGTGGTCTTCCTATTTGTGGTGTCGTGTGTGAGCTCAATTCCGTACTCGTGATCTGATGATCTCAAGGTGTTGTCCGCAGTCAACCATGCGGGATCGATGTTGTTGTCTGCCGTGACACCGTTACCCACGTAGACACGGCTGGTACCTTCCAGAACCATGATGTCTTGTTCATGCACTATCTCATTCAACTGGAATGTTGTGGTGGTTCCATCCGCTGTGAATTCCTCTGGGGACACCACGCTCTTGCTGACCTGGTACCTGTCTATGGTGAACGCTATGTTCTTAAAATTCAATTCCTTGTCCTGTATCCTCTTCTTTATCAGTGCGGCGGTTCCTGGTTTACAGTAGCATATGGGAACTGCCATCACGTAGCCCAGTGGTGCTAGTCCGCCCACCTGTGTGGTCTTCATCCACAGTGGCAGGTAGTCCCATTCCTTGTGTCCTAGACTTTTCATCCTGGACCTCATGTTGGCCACAGCGTTTGGATATATCTTCTCCATGTATCCCAGGTCCGCGCTCAGTTGGTTGGCGTACCTGACCTTAGATCCTGATGTGCTGAATGCCAGACCACCGTCCGTGGTCACTTCGTATTCCACGTAGTCCGCTGTGGCGTTCATGCTTGACGCCCTAGGTCCCAGCATGGGTTTGACCACGTCGTCCCTCAGTGTTATTGAACTGGAAACTGACATCCCGCTGTTGTTGACCAGGTTGTCCTTGATCTCTATGTAGACCACTTCGTATTTGGTCATGGTGCCTTCCTTGGCTATGGCAGTCTTGAGATCACCAAAATATAAAGTCTTGGGTGCGTGGTTCTGTTCCATCTGTTGTTGGAACGCAGTCAGTGTCTGTGCCTCCAGTCCCGACAGCATCAGCATGTCGGGCTTCTGTCTCATTCCGAAATTTGGATCCTCTGGCCTGTACACATAGGCCGGCGAGTTGATGTTGGGATCCTGTGCTATGTTGTAAAATATGTTCTGGTCTATGAACGAGGTGGCGTGTCCGGTCATGTTGCCATACTCGGTCTGCGTGTATGGTATGTTGATGTTGAGCGTGAACTCCTTGGAAGTGGCCGCCGCCTGGTACTGGTCACTCACAGTCACTGTGAACGTGTATGTGTATGCTGTTGTCGAGTCTTGTATATCTCGGAAATCGCTTGGATCTATGATTCCTATCAGGTTGCCCTGTGATGACAGCGTGATTCCCGGGGGCAGTGCGCCGGATGTCACTGAATAAGAAAGTACCCTGTCCGTCTGTTCCGCCACGGCTTCTATGGCCAAAGTGCTTGGTATGTCCGCGGTCAGCGTGCCTATCACGGCGGGCGTGGTGAACGCTATACCTATATCTATCTCGCCTATCACCTTCATGGTGAATGCCTGGTCAGTGTAAACGTACACTCCCGGTGATATCGTCCTGTTGGCCCTGACTGTGAAGTTGTAGTCCACTTCCACAGTCGACTGCCTGGCCAGCGTTCCGTATATCTCGCCTGAAGTGAGGTCTATGGCCAGTCCAGATGGCAACGCGCCCGACTGTATGCTGTACTCCAGATCCGCCTGTAAGGGATCGAAATCCTCCACATCGATCTTGATCACTACTTCGTTGTCATGCCTGAAAGTTCCCAGGTCGCTGGCCGTGGAGAAGATGGGTCTCCTGCTGGCGCTGAAGTCTATCGTCAGTGGCGAACCACCTAAGGTGTCCATGTCTATGGTAATCTCGGTGTTGTCTATCCTCCAGTAGTCCGCCGAGTAAACGAATATGCTGTTGTTCTGTTCAACGTAACTGGTGCCGTCCGAGACCCTGACGATGAAATCGAAATTCTTGGTAACACTCTTAGTGGTCACCGTGCGGTCAAAGATGTTGTTGAATCTGTCGTCTGCGCCATCACCAGAATATCCACCACGTGGTTGTGATTTGTTGTCCTCGGTGAGTTGCACAATACCTGAAATCAGTCCAGACCTGCTCATTGTCACTCCTGGTGGCAGTGAACCCTGCACTATCTCGTAAACCAATGTCTGTCCGGCCTCGGTATCCGTGTCCGTGGCCTGCATCTGTAGTGATATGCTTGAACCATCTAGAATCCAGTACAGTCCCACACGTGTGGAATCATCCAGTTGCAGTTGTCCTGATGCTGTGGTGAAAGTTGGTGTGTCCGCGCCCTGCACGTCCAGACTAAATGTCCTGTCTGTGATTTGGGCACCGGCCGTGGCTCGCACGACGAAGGTGTAAAGAGTTCTTTTGGCAACCTCGGCCGGAGTACCTGTCAGTAGGCCTGTAGATGTGACCTGCATTCCTGCGGGTAGGCTTCCTGCTATCACGGAGTAAGTCGTGGCATTGGTAGCATCTAGTTGTAGCGAAAATGACGCCTGTTCTTCAATAGTTGCTAGTTTACCTGCTGTGGTTGTCCACACTGGTGTTGCCATTAAAATACTCCTTACACGGGTATTTATTGGCGATTACCTGCTATTATTCTGTGTACGAATCCAGTGTTCCAGGTGCTGTCTGAGTCGTTCACGCTCGATCTTGTCTGATTCACGCCGTATGGCCTCTTCAAGCCTTGCGATTTCTGATCGTGGTGATCGTCCTCTCCTGTCGTGGTGTCTCTTCATAATTGTTTCGTTTTGAAACTATGTTTTAGCTCTATTACGCTTCGTCGTAGAACGGTATTACCCTAGTCGTACCAGCGATCTTGATCTTGATGTAACCGGTAGGTGTAGCCGGCAGTGCGTTGGCACCTCCCGCCGATCCAACTGTGGTCTGTGTTGGTGTCAAGATGTCGATCAATCCTGTACCGTCAGTATCTAGTTGCAGGTCAGCGTTAGAAACGTAAGTGGTGATCTTATTATCAGTAATTGCAATTTGATCCACTACCACTGATCCTGTACCGTTGGCTTCTAATATTAGATCTTCGTTTGTTACGTTGGATTGAATCTTTGCTCCGGTGTTGATGAATAATGTATCCTGCACTAGTGCTGTTGTCAATGCCATGATCCCTGGGACAGATATTGTTGTTGCGTTGAGGGTAATTGCACCAGACCCATTTGGTTCAATTGTTAGACCGCCATTACTGTTTGTGGTGCTTATCGTGTTGCCGTCGATTCTGATGTTATCAACATCTTGCTGTCCGGTGATATTGACATTACCTGTTATGGTTTGTCCGACCGTGGTCATCGTATTTTGAATGTCGATCACTCCAGTACCGGACGCCGCAAGTTCTAGGTCGGCGTTGGTGGCGTTAGTTGTAATTTTGTTGTCTTTGATTCGTACGTAGTCGACATCAGACTGTCCTGTTACCGTGTGTGTACCTGTGGTGGTTATGTCTGCAGTGGTCAATGTACCTGACACAGAGGCGTTGCCCGTGATGTTGGTGTTAGACTGCAGTTCCACCGTGCCTGATCCTGAGGCAACCAACTCGAGGTTGGCATTTGAGGCGTTGGTCGAAATGGTGTTGTCATCGAATGTCAGAGAGTCAACAGTTACCGATCCTGTCATCGTAGCACCGTTGATTGTTGGTGCGGTCAAAGTTTTACCAGAAAGTGTTTGTGAGCCGGTCAGTGTGGCCACTGTAGAATCGATGTTGATCGTAAGTGTCTGTCCAGAACCTGCTGTATCTATTCCCGTGCCCCCTGCTACGGTGAAAGTCTGTGAATCGAGATCCACAGAGAGTGCTCCACCTGAATCACCTTGGAAGTCTAAGTCCTGTGCAGTGACCTGTGAGTCAACGTAGGCCTTGATCGACTGCTGTGTGGCCAAGGCAGTTGCGGAATCTGATCCCATGGCGTCCTCGTCTAGTATTGACGTGACAGTGGCCCCAGATGCCAGTGCCAGTGAAGTGCTTAGTGTGGTTGCACCATCTACTGTTAAATTTCCTGTTGCTCTTATGCTGTCGTCGACGAGAATCTGTGTGGAGTCCTCTGAGCTGATTGTACTCCCAGCTATCCTTATGGCTGAAGCGATCACCCCGCCCGTGCCCGCTGGTAAGATCCTGATGTCTTCGTTTGATCTAGTTGAAACTATGTTCCAACCGTTGATGTCTAGATTGGCGGCCAGTGTGTTTGAGTCACCGTCATCACCATACAGTTCTGTGAAATTTTCGTTAATTTTTGTAAAGGCAGTTCTTAACGGATCACCTGTTCCGTCATTTGCTGTTGTTCCTATATTAATTGTCTGTTTTGCCATGTGTTGTTTATCCTTTTGTTATGGATATTTATCGTAGATTCTATAAACCTAATGTGATTTATTAGACGTTTATCACTGTTTTTATAAATTTGAACGTGGTGCTATCGCTAGACAGAGGAGTCACCCTAAGTCTTACATTTCCTGTGTTGATGTCTACTGAGAACGTAGATCCTGTACCTGCGGTTGAACTCACCACTGATGAAGTCATGTAGGCCACTGATCCGTCATGTACCACGTGTATGCTGTGTAGAGTGTATCTTCCGTTAGTGTTGTCGGTCTCTACCATATCGTATCTCGCCGCTCTGTAAGAGGCTGTGGCAAAGGTATCCACGTTGGTGGTCGTGGAACTGGACGTGGTCACCGTACCATCTGATGTGTCACCATGTGTCAGTGTGACTAGTCCTTCTATGTTATTCGCCTTGAGTGTGCCTGATATGTTGACGTCGTCGTTGATCTGTATGGCCGAACTGTCATCACTGCTCAGTTCATTGGTGACGATGATGGGCGCGTTCAGTGTGCCCGTAATTCTCACGGCATCCTCGATCAGTATCTGACTGGAGTCGTCTGATCCAATAGTGTTTACTGAAAGGTCACCCCTGACAACAAGGTCCTGTGTCGTGGTGTCGCCGCCATTGACTATCAGGCCGCCGCTGACGTTCACAGAATCATCCAACTGTATTGCGCTGGAATCGTCTGATGTTATGGTGTTGACCCGTAGTGTCTCCGCGATCTTGATCGCTGTGGAATCATCTGAACTGATGGATGTGCCATGCAGTCTCAGTGCACCCAGCACAAGGTCTCCCGTGCCAGATGGCGTTACATAGAGGTCCTCGTTGGATCTGGTGCCCTCTATGTGGTTGTCCCTGATCTGTATGCCCTCCAGTTCTATAACTCCCGTGCCTGACGCTGAAAGTTTGAGGTTGGCGTTTGAGGAGTTGGCTTTGATCTCGTTGCCCTCTATGGTGATCTGTGAAGTGACCGGTGATGCCGCGTACAACTCCGTGAACATGGAGTTGATAGAGATCATGGCTGACCTCAGCGTGTCGCCCGTGCCGTCGTTTGCGTTAGATCCTACGTTTAGTACTGTCTGTGCCATAAATTTTAAACTATTTATGGTTACGGAGCACTGCTCTTGTACGGGTGGTCGACTGGCAGATTAGCCGTCAAACCCCACTTGTGGGCCAGGTATCCTTCTGCTTTTTGAAAATCTGCTATGTTTGTGCCACCCGTGCCGGGCGCACCTGCCACTGTGAAAAATTCGGCAACACGACCATCAGTCCTTTCGTTGGCCCTGTTACGCATTATCCTCACATCTTGATTTTGATTTATAGCATTATCGTAATCATTGACCGGCGTGAATGCATCACTGCCGTTTGTTCTCACTGCAATTTGGTTTCCGGTCTTGTTGAATATGGTGCCCACAATATGGTAGTTGTCTAGGCTGAGTCCGCTATCAAATGCCTCTAGGTTACCTATGGTGCTGGATATCCTGTTGGAACCCAAAGCGTCCAGGTCCAACTCACCGTTGAACACACTGGCGTTACCGGCGCTGACGGCATAGTCCCTCTTGCTGGTGCCTGACACTGTGTTGTTTTCAAAACTGTAAAGACTGTCTTGAGAATCATCTACTGAATCAATCAAGAACACACCAATGGCCCAGTGGTTGCCCGATCCGTCTGTCTGAGCCTGTTCGCTTGTTGTTGTGAAATCTTCGTTTGACGAGGCAAGGAAATCAAACACCGGTTTACTGTTGAGTGCTGAACTTACCACGGTAGGTGTGCCGTTGACTGTGAATGAGTAGTTGCCTGCTTTATCTGTGACTGCTGTGACTGTGGATCCGCTCGTTGTGTAACTAGTAGCATCACTGGCATCAATCCAAACAGCAGTGGTGATGTCCGTGCTAGGATCCCAAGCCGCTTGTCCCCATTTCAGAATTACAATACCTGAGCCACCTGCTCCACCACCTGCTGAATTAAATGAGGGTGAAGATCCACCGCCACCACCATTACCACGATTGGTTGTGCCAGCGGCACCATCGAAAGGACCACCATTATAGCCTCCTGTGCCTCCCACACCATACGTGACGCTTGAACCCGATAGACTTGAAGCAACTCCGGCACCACCCGCTCCTGGGGATCCACCTCCAGCGCCACCGGCTCCTCCAGCGCCACCTCCACCGCCACCGTCAGTACCACCACCATTGCCATCACCTCCAGTGGGTGCTGTTGTGGTGCCTACCTGTGCGGCTTCACCTGTGCCTGTGTTTGTTCTTGATCCTTTGCCGTATCCACCGCCCAATGACGTGATTCGACCAAATACGCTGTCATCTCCATCTTGACCACCTGTGTTGGTTCTTGTGTCTGGTCCACCTGCTCCGCCGGCTCCCACAGTGATGTCGTAGGCCTTGTTGGGCCTCACGTTCATTGTGCCTGTGCGAACCATACCACCGGCTCCACCGCCACCACCAGCGTTGTCATATCCAGTACCGCCACCACCTCCACCGCCTACCACAAGGTATTCGACTGAAGTTACTCCCAATGGGGCAGTCCAGGTGTCATCACCAGTGCTGGTGAATGACTCCACTGTCTGTGAAACAGTGACGTCTCTGCTTGATTTGTTTAAATTACGTTTGATGTCAGGACGATTTAGTTTCCTATCATACACTCGCATATATCTAAGTTCACCATCGAATGTTGTGCCATCACCTTGGTTGGTGATATCTGACGTGCCGAACGCCACGTGAAATGCGCCTGCACTGTCCATGGGATCATCCCAGGTGGCGGCCACGTTGCAGACCTGCCTACCATTTATGAATCCCTTGAAACGAGTGCCATTATAGGTCAAACAGAGATGATACCACCTTCCAAATTCAATGGCTTCTGTTGCACCTGAACTTGTGATGCTTGACCCTCCCCAGAGACCAAATTCTACGTTGCCTGAAACGATTTCAATGGCACTATGATGATAACCTGCTGTGGGATCAGACTGTCCCGCGTAGGTGACCACTACTCCGTTGTTGGTTGGTTTACAAAAAACTTCAACGGTGTGAGCGGGATCCACTCCCGTGATATGATCTGAGATGTCAGGTGTGACAATGTAGTCACCAGATGTCCAGACAAACTTGTCCACGCTGAATGACGGTGCGCCAACTATGGTGCCGTTGTTGCCGTTGCTGGTCAAATCTGTGAACGTGGTTCCGCTTCCACCGTAACTGGAACTGTCGCTGGCATCGTAGTGAACGACCAAACCGTTTTTCTTGATAGTGGCGAATCCAAATGAATCTGTACTTGCTCGACGACCACCTGTGAATGAGCCATTATAACTGCTTACGAAAGGCATTGGTTACTCCTTATCCAAAGTCAACCAATTGTCCTAGCACTGTGTAGGTTCCGCCCACATTCAAGATACTGAAACTCACGACGTCAATGCCGTTGTCTGTGCCGATTGGCTGTGAACCACCCTGCCAGTTCAGTGTCTGTGCCGAACCACCGATCTGTACCGCTGTTGGAATGTATGCTGTGGCACCCTGCACGATCACTAGAGTCAGTGTGGTTGCGTAACTGCTGGTTAGACTTAAATTGGTAAAGTTTGCCGTCCAGTTGGCACTTGGTGTGGTGTGTCTAAACACGTGACCGTTGTCACAATCGTGTGTGACTGTGCCAGTGGCGCTGGTGAGTGTGCTGAAGGATTCTTGAACTCCCGTGTCGAACAGGGCATCACCGTTGAAATTAAATGTTGCGTTGGCCACAATGTTGCCTGTGCCTGATGTGGTCAGAGTCAAATCACCATTGGAAGGTGAACTGATGGTGCTTCCTGTGATGGTCAAGTCACCAGTTGAACCACCGCCAACTGAATCTGCGTATGCTTTCACAGCCGCTGATGTTGGGATTGTGGTGTCGTTGTTGTTTGAACCTATGCCTTCCGCGGCAGTGACAATGGCCGCGGCCTTGAAGTCTGCCACGTCGATGTTTGAGATCGAGTTACCTGTGCCTTCAACGTCAAATGTTTTGTTCGTGAATGTTAAAGTGTCTGACGCTATGTTGGCGTCCTGTGCATCCACGTAGTCAATTATGGCACCTGCTGTGACCAGTGCTGTGTCTGAATCATTTGATGCAAGTGTTTCTGCAACATTTATAATGGCCGATCCGGCAAAGTCCGCAACTTCTAGATTGCTTATACTATTTCCAGTGCCGTTGGCATCTATTGTTTTGTTTGTCAGTGTGTCCGATGAACTGGCTGTGATGTAACTTGTAAGATCTGGTCCTGTGATGGTTAATGTGTCACCTGAAACTGCTGTGGTTATACCTGTGGCACCTGCCACTTTGAATGTCTCTCCCAGTGTTACCGCTGTTCCTGATGAGTCATCTCCCACCACTGTTACGGCTGTCGCTGTTGAACTGGCGGCGTCCGTTATTCCATAACCTGAAAGAGTCGTTGGTGTCGAGGTCAGATCACCAAATGCCACGCTTGTTAGGTAGGTGTTGGCGTCGATGGAATACGTTCCAGCGCCATCGGTCTTCATGAATCCAGCACTGGCAAAATCGCCGTCCACCAGTACATCCGCGTGTGATGTCTCTGAGGTTAGGTAACTTGATAGGTCTGGACCTGTTATGGTCAGAGTGTCACCTGACACTGCTGTTGTTATATTTTGTGTTCCCGCTATCTTGAACGTCTCTCCTGAATTTATTGTTGTGCCTGTAGAGTCGTCACCCACTATGGTCGTGGTCGAATTTGTTATGTAGCCCTGTGATGTCACGTATGACTGCGTGGCGTATGAACTCAGGTCTGGTCCTGTGATAGTTAAAGTGTCTCCACTCACTGCCGTTGTGATGTTCTGTGTTCCTGCTATCTTGAATGTCTCACCCGAATTAACTGCTGTTCCGGTTGAGTCATCTCCAACGAACGTCAATGCCTGTGATTGGTTTTGTGCGTCAACATAGGAGGTCGTGGCGTATGAACTCAGGTCCGGTCCTGTTATCGTCAGGGTGTCACCTGACACTGCTGTTGTAATATTTTGTGTGCCAGCGAACTTGAATGTCTCGCCCTGTGTCACAGCGGTTCCCGTTGAGTCATCACCAACGAAAGTTATATTGTGTGATGAAGAAGACAGTTGCGTGTCCACGTAGTTCTTCGTCGCGGCGTCCTGTGCTGATGTTGGGTCCGCCAGGTTGATGATCTTGTTGCCACCTAGATCCACCTGTTCATTGATCTGTATCTGTGTGCTGTCCGCTGAGCTCAAACTGGTGCCATTGAATGTGACTCCCTCTATGGTCACACCACCTGTGCCGTTGCCCGTGATTGCGATATTTCCGTTTGTGACCAATGATGTGATGTCATCATCGGTGATTTTCAATCGATCTATCTCGATGATGCCCACACCGTTGGGCTGTATCCTCACGTCGCCATTGGTCACGTCGGTGGTCAGTAGTCCACCCGTGGAATCAGATCTCATAAGACCAATGTACAACTCGTCAAAATTGGCGTTGACCTTGGTCATCGCCGTTCGTAGCGTGTCCCCCGTCGCTGGATTTCCTGCTGTTCCTGTGTCTATCGTAAGTTTCGCCATAATCTGTTATGCGTATTTATTAAATAGTGATATGTTCATCGAGACGCTGAAGACCCTGAGATTACACAACAGGGAGAGCAAACTGGGTGTCCCCCACACCTTCCGACGCACCTACACCATATACGTTTTCCAGTGTGACGCCTGTTCCAACATCTTCATGAGGCCCAAATCGCGGGTCGACGTGCAGAGGGCATCCAACGACTACAAGCACGTGTGTCATCTCTGTGACAGCAAGAAGTTCGCCCAGAGCGTGGGTGTCAAGATGCGTAGGGTGTATCAGTTGGACGCCAGCAGTACCAGGGCTTTATAACTTACGCCACTTTATGTCGTCACGCGAGCCGGAGATCCATCTCTGTAGGTCAGCGTATATGCCCGACCTTATGTTGGGTTGGTCGAAGTACCATCTCAGGTACGGATTGCCCTCGAGGTATTCCTTGCGATTTATGAAGTAGAAATTGGTCTTTGGGAAACGCCTGAAGGTCTGCCTCAGTTGGTACATCCATTCGTACTTGAGATAGGCCTTCATGCTCTCGCGTCCGGGGTAGTTTATTGAGTCCTTGTAGATGTTGTTCTGTATCCGGCTGGGCGTGTCCATCTCCCACTGCTGGGCACCCATTATGTCGAACGCCAGTATCACTATGTTCCTTATGCCCGACTCCGCCGCCATCAGCACCGCACTGCATCCTGACCCTCTGGCCTCAGAGAAATCCTTGGTCTTGATCCGGCCACCCTTCTTGGTGTCGCCACCACGCCACATCCTGTAGATTTTCAGTCCAGTAGGTACGTCCATCTCCCTATCTCCGTCGCAGATGTAGTTCCAACCGCTGATGTCGTTGATGCTGTATATTTTTGGTGATTCTTTACCGTTGTTGTGCCACCGTGCGAGTTCTTCATACATCTCGGGGCTCACGGCCACTATGTGATCACACAGCATGGGATGGTCCCTGTAGATGGCGTTGCAACCATACACCACTCCCTTGCCTTTTAAATTCTGTATTGGAAATATGTTCCTGGATTCACCGTTGCCTATTACGAATGCGGTGTCCATCAGATGCCAAATGACTCTCCACAACCGCATGCGGAAGTTGAATTGGGATTGCTTATCTCGAACTGTGATCCAAAGGTCTCCTCGATCCAGTCTATCTTGGTTCCTATCACATACAGCATACTTGTCTCATCCACCACGAAACGTCCCGTGCCCCAGTCCTCTACGTGATCTCCCTTGTTCACGCTTTCCCGATCATCCGCGAATCCCCATTCGTACTTGAAGCCCGCGCAACCACCTCCCAGCACCGCCAGGCTGACAGCGTACTTGCCGGGATTTTTCTCCAGCAGTCGTTCTATCTGTTGTTTCGCCGCCTCTGTTATTTCGAATGGTTTCATACTAGTAATTATGCTTACCTGTTGCCCATGTTGTTGACTCCGATGGCCAACCAGAATCTGGAAGCGTCCCTTTTCTTCTGGAAGCTCATGTAGGCGTTCTGCTCCTCCCAGTTGTGCCACTGCTCGTCGTACAAATTTTTATTCTCGAACCACCAACCCCACTTACCCTCGCAGTTGACCTGGCACCACTCGATGCAGTCGCCCATTATGCCGTTGCTGTTCATGTCTATGTTGTAACGGAACTTCTTCTCGTAGCCGCAGTCCTCGGGTATCTCGTCCAGGTGTGCCCTGACCCGCTTGACCTTGGCCGCTTGGTAGTACTTCTTCTCCAGTAAGCTCATTCTTTATTATAGGATGACTACTTCCAGTTGTCAATGACAAACTGGTCCGCGCACTCCATCGGGTTGGGAGATCCGTGGAACACGGCCACTCGGTTGCCGGCCTCAATCTTGGCAGGTGTTCGGAACCACTTCTTACCATCCTTGGTCAGTAATTTCGTGTCCTTCAATCCCACCATCTCCCACTTGTAACTTCGTATCCACTCGTCTGGGAACCAGGTGATGTCGTCCTTGGCCCTTTTCGTGATCCAATCCTGGTCGCCATGGTTCTGTTGCATGATCTGTGCGGACCTGTCCTTGAACTCGTCCCACAGGTAGTGCATGGTACCTGACTGCCAACGCATACAACTGGAGTTTGAAAGTTTCCAGTCCTTGACCCTGCACCTGTTGAAGTCTCTGATTATGTTGAACTTGCCCGTGTGTGAGAACAAGGGATCTATGTTGTCAAATATCACCACGTCCAGGTCGAAGAACAGTATGTTGCCTTTGATGGGCATCTCGGGTGCGAACATCCACAACTTGCTCCACCATGACTTGATCCATGGGTCCTTGGGCAGTTGGACCACGTTGATGTCTGGATCCAAACCCGTGGGATCGTCTGTTAGACAGTGGAACTGGTAGGGCACCGTGGTGTGCCTCGCGACCATGTTCTTGAGAATGTTTGCATACTTGCTGATGTACTTGTTGCCCCACTTGACGCACACTACGTGATTCATTTGAGGGCCTCTATTTGTGTCTGTTTCCAATTCTCATCATTCAGTGAGTAAGGGTATTTGCATTCCACGGTCATGTTTGTTATCGTCTTGATGTTGGTTATATTTAAATTTTTACACATCGTTTGGTATGTTTTTTTATAATCGGCTTTTTTTCCAAAAGTTCCATCGATGTCTATCTGTCCTATCTTTATGTAACCCAGTGCCAGTGTTGGATCCTCCCAATCGTATCCATTCAATCCCAACCATGCTCTGTATTGGTCCATCTCCTCCTTCTTGAAATCGTGTGTGTGCTCGGTCACAGTCTGCCCCCATTCCACGTCAAACTCCCCCGAATAGTAACGCTGGTGATTGATTTCCGAACAGGTGACCTCATCCATCTTCATCCCCCCTTCATCACGGAAAACCTCGTACAGTGTCTTGCCGACCTGGCTCCAGTGCAGATACACACCGCCGAGTTCTCGATCGTATCTGTTCTGTTTGAATAGTTCGAAGTCCTCATCACGCAGATTATATCTGGGTGCTTTGAGGAACGTGGTTATCTGTGCAGGCCTCATCCAGTCTGGTTCGACAACACTTTTCCTGTATGATTGCACCCAACACTCTATCTCATGGCAGAGGTTGTTCAGTTGCCTTATGGCATATCTGGTATCTGAGTCCGCTTGCTTGTAAAGTTCTGACAAACGCCACGCAGTGCCCTGCAGTTCCTCAAAGTACCTGTGTAATTGGTTGCAGGCATCGTGTTTCAATCTCAGTCCTGGCTTTGACATCTCGTCACCATACTCACAGAGGCCCGTTGGAAGTTTATCGCTGTACTGGAAATCGTCCGCAACGAAAGGATGTATTTTCTCATAGGGTGGATCAAAATCGAATGAGTTTATCTGTGTCACGTTCTTGTTGAGTTCGTTGACCAGATAGTTGAGATCTCTTTCAGAATCAGCGAATCCCAGGAAGCAGAAGTTCTTCTCTAGTATCCTTTTGTTCCTTAGATTATCTTCCAGTGCTGACAACCACCTCCGGCCCAATGGAGTGTCGTATATATTGATTGTGTAGGAAATATCAGTTAGTCCTACTTCCACCCGGTCTTTGAGAAATTTATTTCCTGCTGTAGATTGCACTGTTGGCTCCGTGTTCCATGCACTCCACACTCTCCACGAAACATCTGCCATCGGTCATGTCCTTGACCAACTGGTCTGCGAAATGGAAGGCGTGCTCCGCGAACTTCTCGGCACCTACTCCGTCAAACTCCACTATCTCAGCGAGATCATATTTCTCTAATTCCTTGAGTTTGTCCAGGTGTGGGTCTTTCTTGTCCACCGCGGTCTTGTGATCGAAGTGATCCTCCAACCATTTCTTGAGTGGTTTCAGTCCCCCGAAGTCCACTGCCCAGTTCTTGTTGTCCAAGTTTTTACAACCAAATGTGAATCTGAATGCCAGGCTGTATCCATGTAGCAAATGGCAGTGTGAGTGGTCCGCGTTGGGTTGTCTGAACACGCAGGCCAATCCTATGTTGTGTCCGTATGTTTTAGTCGAGTAGTAAGTCATCTTTTCTCCTTGCGTTGATGACTTGCAGAGTGTTTATAGAGGGGTGAAAGTCTTGAGTCCTCTCGATCATCAGTTCAACTTCTTGTTCATCTTCTGATCAATCTCCAACTGCATGGCCGAGTCTCTTATCTTATCGGTCAGCTCGTTGGGTATATTTAATTCTCCGTCTATGATGCTCTTGAGGAAATGCACCAACACCGAGAACTCCGGCCTGTTGGCCACGGTCTCTGGGTCTATGCCATGCGTCTCCATGGCGTTGAGCAGTGCCTCTGATGTGTCCACCAGTGCCCGCATACCCCTGCTGTGTTTCTCGAAGTGCTTCATCAGGTTATGATCTTGGGTTTGGCAGGTGTCTGTATGGTCGAGAATATCCTCTTGTACTCTCCCTCGATCTTGTCGTTGATGTACGCGATCGCGATCACCTGTGCCTTGGCTATCTTTATCACTTCATCCTGTCTGGCAGTGGAGAAAAACGTGCCGAACGCCAGGCCCTGAGGTCCCTGCATCAGCACGAGTGCCTTCTCTATGCTCACGCTAGAGTCGTCGTTGCCTTTGTAATTCGCTATGACCTCTTCCCCTGAAGCCAGTTTTAGAGTGATGAGATCTCCATCTTTGTATTTTTCAAACATATCACTATTATAGACTATTGTGCGAGCTTGTCAATGTATTTCCGCAACTCCTTGTCCTGTACGTCGGCGGGAATCCTATCCATGAAGAATATCTGGTAACTGTCCGAACCGTACTTGCCGATGCCGTGTAGGTCACTGGCCTCTTTTTTATCCCATGCGAGATACTGCTCGGTCATTTTACGTATCCTCTTGGATCTCACCTCCCACATGCCCAGTGGCTTCAGCATCTGCTGTTGTGTCTTCAACCTGCCACGCAGGTAGGCCCGTGGATTGGGGTATCTCTTGAACAGTCGTGGTAGGATTATCTTGACGTGCTTACGGTAAGTGAGGTTCAGGCACATCACGGCCACCATGTGTTTCCACTCTCGGTGTGGTCCGCGTATCTGCTGTTGCACCATCAGGTGCTCCACCATTGGTTTGATCATACACAAATTATACAAGCGATTTTAGTTTTGTCAAGAAAGCAGGAATGAAATCTCTGGCCACAGTCTATCGAAATAACCAACTTTGTCAAACAGTTTTTCATTCCTGTCAATGTGTTCTTTGAAATCTTGTTTGGTTCGTTCATCGGTGACACTTTTTACTTTTTCAAAATTCGTAATTTTGGATAGGAAATACTCTTTTTCATTTGGCGTGACATCGGTCAGTAGATATTTGTGTATCTCAGCAATTACCTTGCTCAACACGTCCACACCATAATTTTCCATAGCAAGTTCTTTTGGTGCTGAATAATTTTGCCAGACAATCTCGATATTCTTTTGCGGGTGGTTTGATCCACTGAACTTATGAGGAAACAACGATATAGTTTCTTTGGCAAACTCCTTGTATTCACACAATCGTGTGGCACTAAGCAAGTGGAACAAACTCATGAATTGTATCTCATGGTCATTGATTTCTGGCGGGTTTCTAACTTCATTACCTAGAATTTTTAGATTATCGAGTAACTGTTGCCATCGAGATCCCTGTCTCACGTACTCGTATCTTTCTTCAACATTCTCGAGGCTGATGTGCCAGTTTACCTTCCGTCTCTTGAGTAATTTTTCAAATACTTTGCTCTTGGTTATGTCTGTGCTGAAATTAGAAATAACATCTACTTTCACATTGTCGGGAATAACATCGAGTAAGTCGGCGTTTTCTTTCATGAGCAACGGCTCGCCGCCCACCATGGCCACAGTTTTGAGTCTGTCACTGTTTTCTGAGAAGAACAATTTTATTTTATCCTGTTGGTCTTTCACTGGTTTCGATTCCTTAGTGGCAAGCAAAGAGGCCCACTTCGAACTGAAAAAAGGTGAACAGTAGGTACAGGTGCTGTTACAAGTATTGTTCCATCTCGCATCGAAAATAACAGGAAACTGATATTCATCACTGGCAAGATTAATATCGAAATCCTCATTCAAAGAATTGTGCCAGTCTCTTTCGCTAGATATTTTATTGTTGGATGCGTGGATGCATGATTTACAGTATTCTTCTGGTATACCTCCAGACTTCATCATTGTTCTTATTTCTTTTAATTTTTTGTGTGAAAGTGCAGATTCGATTGTATCTGTATTAATGTTTCCAAATTTAATTCCACCAGCACAACAGGTAGATATCCCACCGTCCACTTGAATGTGTAGGCCTCTCCACGGAGCCGCACAAAATGTTTTAGTCATTTTTTTTCAACTGCTTGTTGATGAATCGGGCCATGCCGTCGTAGGTCTCCTGGAACACGTTTGGATGCTGTTTCCATTCCTCTGGCATCTCCCAACGGTCATGGTTCACCACTATCCATCTCACATCGGGATCCGAATAGCCCATCAGTTTGTGGAATTGGTAGATCCAGTAAGATGGATCAACTGGTCTCTTGATGTAGGTGTAGCCCTCTGAGCCGGTGTACATGTTGTTGATCCGATCCTTCTCCAGAGGGTGTAGATCGAAACCCAACATGAATATGGCCTTGGGTCGGAACGTCAGTGCCAGGTTCGCCGCATGCGGTCCTGTGCCCCAGTGGAAAGGATCGTCCTGTCTTTTGTCGCCGGAATATGGTAAGTCTGGTAATTTCTTTACATTGGGCCATGCCGCGAACTGGTCCGACCATTTACCTCTGGTGAATATAGTTGTGCCTTTGCCCACAGCGTTGGCGGCCTGCTGGCACATATGCTTGTCAGCACACACCAAATACTCTGTGATGAAATCCCTGTAAATGGCATTACATCCAATTACCGTACTGAACGCTTTGAGTGGACTTATGTCAAATCCCCTCCTGCTCTCACCATTGCCTATTATGCTCACATACTTGGTCATCGTCGTATTTAATCACCCCTTTAGACGCACACAGAAGCACGTACACTGCTGGTAAAATTCAAATTGGAATAGTTGTACATATCACTCATTTTCGTTGATTAAATGCCATATGGTGCGATATTGATCCCATGCTTTCTTCAGCGCAGGATGTTTCCTCCTGAGCTCTATGGCCTCCGCATTTACCATTTCAGCCTCTTCGTACGCCTGTTCTTCGTCCCGGGCCCGTTGTGACTGTTCCACCAGTTTCCTGTCACCGTTTGGTAATTGTTCGTACACGGTCTCACCACCATCCGGCGACACGTATATGGGCATTGGTATTATCTTCCTACTGATCTTCTTTTTTCTCTTTGTTCTTTTCATATGTGTCATCTTCTGAGTAATATTCATAGTGGTCCGCTCCTGGGTGTGCATGTCTCATTCCACCCTTTTGCTTGGCGTCACCGTCGTGCCTGGGTATGAAGTGTATGTGTGGCCACATGATGGTCTGTCCGGCACAGCGTCCGATGTTCATGCCTATGTTGAATCCCGCTATCCTGCCTTTCTTGATCTGTTCATGACCGTAGTCGTAGGCCATGCCGTAGGACCTGCCCACGAAGTGCGAGTTGTTCTCCTTTGGTATGAATAATCTATGCCCCTCGACACAAGGATATCTGTCATCGAAAACGAAGGTGAAATCTGATTCCATGACCGGTGTGTCGTTGCTGAACCACACGCTCTCGTCGACCGTGTCGACTTTCTCAAATGGCTTCTTGTAGATAGGTTTTCTCGATGGCATTGGTTTCTATTATTCCTATCCTTATATTACTGGAATTTGGTCTGTGTCGCAACCTGATTTCCTGCCAGTACTTGGTCTTGGGCACACTGGGATTGTGATCATGCACGTCCAGTAGGTTTACCAGGGCCTTCCTGACCTTCTCCGCCCCACCGTGTTTGCGACAGGTATCTGATCTGCCCACGTGTACGATCTTGTTTCCAATTTTGATTTTATACACACAGGACAATCTT